CCGTGCCACAGCCCCTTGCCCGCGTGCCACGCCACGCCAGCGGCCACCACGTACCACGTGCCGTCACGCCCCAGGGCCAGGTTGCACAGGGGCCCCGGCAGGTCTGCGCGCCCCTTGGTGACGGTGCCCAGGCTCGGCATGTTGCCACCGCGGCTACCGGCCGTGTGGTGCAGGATGACGCCGGCCGGCTTGCCGAACTCCGCGTGCCCTCGCTTCTCCCAGCCGGCCACGGGGGCCACCTTCAGGCCGGCGGCGCTCAGCGCGTCGGGCATCCACAATAGGTTGGGCATGGTCTCAGTCCTCGACGCTGGTGCGGGTGGGCTTGCGCGGGGTGCGCCTGCGCCGGGCGCGCGCAAGGTCCCCCTCCACGCCCCCTGTCGCCGGGGGCAGGTGGCAGTCCTCGGTGGCGGCGCCGGGGTCGGCGGCGTGGTTGCTACCGCAGAGGCAACCGTCCACTTCGTCGTGGTCGTGGTTGTGGTCGTGGTCGTGTTTGTTCACGCAACGTCTCCCGGTTGTATTACGTAGCGCCGCTGGCTCGTGGTCTTGGGGTCGCCGGGGTAGAACGGGACCGACGACAGGTCGCCGTAGTCTCCGCGCAGGAAGATTGCCTGTTCCATCTCCCGACGCTTGCGCAGGCCGCCGATCTCCTTGCCGGCGGAGTTACAGCGGCAGTCCGGCAGGTACGCCGCTGCGCCAGCGTAGTCCCCCGCGTTCAGCAGGCCGACTACGTGCGTCCACCCTGGCTTGCCGTGCACGTCCTTCTTGTTGCCGTTCTGGTAGTACAGGTCCAGCAGGGCGTCGAACTGCTGCTGGGACAGCGGCACCTTGACCGACCTGTTAACGATGGCCTCGCGAGACGCCACGTCCTGGCGCAGTAGCTCGAAGGCGCGCTGCACGGTAATGCGGTCACCCAGCTTGAGCGACGGGTCGTTGTGGCCGCAGCCTATGCTGTGGTGCGGGCCGTCCGGGTAGGCGGACAGGACCACGGCCTCCCTGCAGGCGATGAAGATTAGGCAACGATTGGACGCTGTGTTGTACATGGTACGTTACCCCGCCACGCGATAGGTGCAGGTGCCGTAGAGGCGAGCCGTCGCAGCCAGCGAGGCGATCGTGAGCGGCGACGAACCTGTTCCGTCCGTGCTGTTGGCGTAGAGGTAGACGGAGGTCTGGTTCTGCGGAACGATCCCACCGATCGACACCTTGCCGGTCGGAGCCGTCCAGCCGCCCCAGCCACCAAGCGTGCAGGACGCGAAGTCGGCAGTGACGTTCGCCGCCGGCACAGGCAAGCCGCTGAGATATGCGTTGCCGGTCGCGCCGCCCAAGTTAGTGAGGTCCACTTGAAACGCCGCCGTGATCGTATTGGCCGACCGCGTGTAGCTGCCGAACTGTCGCGAATATGTGGGTGTCCCGGCCGTGTCGCCCCGGAACACGGGCGTCCAGTTGCAGGTGACGGGAAAGTTGCCGCTGATGAGCGCGCAGTTGTTCGTGAAGCCGGAAACGTTGGCCCCACCTGGCGAGAGAACCGGATTGACCACGGAAACCGTCGCGCCGTTGACCACCTCAATGTTGTAGTTCGGCTTCGTGTTCGCCTGGATCACCGCGCCGACGAAGTTTGGGGCGACGAGCGAGAGGGTCTTGGCCGTATCGACGTAGACGTCCGAGTAGAGGCCGTTGCCCGCCGTCGAGTTGTTGTCGAACGTGACGTTGTCGAAGATGTAGCCGCCGTAGCTCTGGCCGCTGTAGGCGGCGCCCGCCGTGACCTTGATGCCCTGCTGGGCGTTGGACGCGAGGTTGTAATTCGTCACCGAAAGGTAGTTGACCTTGAGGCCATTGACCTGGATGGCGGGGCCGCCGTTTAGGAAGGACGCACCGCCGTTGACTTGGTGCTGCCCCCCATCAACGTACCACGTCCCGCCGCCCACATTGCTGCCGACCTGGTAGTTGTCAAAGGTGGTGTCGTAGCCGACGATGTAGTTCGCGAAGTCGGTTGCAACCTGCCCGCTGTACTGGCTCCACACCTGGTTGAAGTGGATCGACCCGCGGTTGCCGCCGAGGAAGAAGTTGCAGTTGTAGCCGTCCCGCATGACCACGCGGGTCATGGACAAGCCACTCTCGACGCCGCCCGTGCTGGTCTCGAGGTTCACCGTGCAGAGGCGACCGCCCGAGTTGCCCACCGCGGGGCCGGCGGCCCACCCGGTCTGGTTGCCCTTGTTGCCGCCGAGGAACAGGTCTTGGAACAGGGGCGCCTTGGTGTTCCCCGCGATGCCGATCAGCGGCAGGTTCACGCCCGCCCCGAGGTACAGCCCCACGCCCCAGGTCGACGCGTTGTCGGGGAGTTGGACCGTCCGCGTTCCGATGATGTCGCAAGACGGCGCCGCCGTGCCGTTGTTCCCCGAGACCCCCAGGTACAGCGCCGCGTTGCCGGCCGGGTCTTTGGAGTTGATGTAGAAGTTCTTTGATATCGCGACTTGCTTGATGTTGAGCCCGGCAACACGGCAAGCTGCGCGGATCGCCGGGCCGTCATCGAACGTGCCCGTGGCCTGCGCGCCCCAAGCCTCCGGCCGAAGCATCGAAGGGAGGTCGGCGACCCAGCAGCCGGTGCGGCCGGTCGGCTGCACCTGCGCACCGTCGTCGGCCGCCGAGCAGTTCGTCGGCGACCAGGTGTAGTCCATGACCCCGCCGTCGCCCTGGGCGTAGAAACCGTTTCGGCGGATCGCGGAGAACCACGTGCCGGAGGTCTTGAGCGCCGCGTTGGTCGCCGCGTGCGGGCGAAGGGCGGCAAGGATGTCCGACAAGAACACCGAGATGCCGCTTCCAGTCGGAGTCGCGCTCATCCCCGATAGGTCAAGACCGGTGCCGTTCGACTTGCCGATCTTGACCCCGTTGGAGAGCGTGACGTTCCCAGAATTGTCGATCCGGCCCGCGCCCAGGATTTGGTCCGACCGGGCCGGCAGGACGGCAATGAAAAGCGCCGCAGCGGCGGCGACGAAGCGGTTCGTTTTCATGCCAGGGTCCACAGGTTTGCGCCGTTGGAGCGGAACGAGACGCCTAGGTAGGGACTCGATATGTCGAAGCTGGTCTGCGTGCCAATGGCGTCAGAACCAGATACCGATACGGTGATGCGGCGAGTGTCTGAGCAGTTGCCCGTCTCGTCCGCGACGGTGACGGTCTGCCCACGCTTGAACGAAGCGGCGGGCGGTAGCGGTATCGTCCGGGCGACGGAGAGATCGGTCACACCGATGTAGACGCCCGAGCCAGTGGAGCTCGTGGCAACGTAGCTCACCGCGTCGGCCGTCGCGCCGACCCAGGCAGCCCACGCCTCAGCCGTCGCCCGTTTGTTGGGCTCGAGGTAGTGGATGTCATCGGGCAGCGCAATGTCGTCGGTCCCATCCGCGTCGGTCCCGTTTACGCTGTACGCCCAGCCCGCCCAGGGGGAGTGAAACAGGTACGCGCCGACGAAGTCGACGGCGATGTCTGTCCGCCGCGTAAAGATGTCGATGCTCTTCAGGATGTAGGCGTGGTAGTTGGGCCAGCGCCCGAACTGCACGGGGTAGCCCTGCCGGTGCGCCAGCATGCCAACCTTGGCGTTCGGCAGCTTAGCCCGGATGCGGCTGTAGAGCGTGCCGATGTTGGCCGTAAACGCCGTGGCTAGGGCCGCGCTCTGGGCTGCGGCATGTAGCTGATCGTTTGTGCCCAGGCCGATGGGGGTGTGCGTCGGTGTTGCGGTGCTACCAAGGTCCAGGCCGCGGTTTAGGTAGAAGTCCAGGTCGACTATGTAGCCGTTGCGCACGTCTGCAGGGCTGTCGGAGCTCGTGGCAACGCGGATGAAGGGATTGACCGCATTCTTCTGGTCGTAGGACATCGCGTTGTAGGCGCCCTCTTGCCCGGTAGCTAGTGGCGGAAAGCGGGTGTTGGCGTAGGTAAAGTCCTCCGCACCCCAGCCCTCACGGCCCTCTCCGCGCACGCCACCGTTGTTCTGCGTGCCGACCATGTTTACGGTCATACCGCGAGCGCGCAGCAGGGCAACCGCGTAAGCTATCGTGTCGCGGTTGGTAAGGCTGTCGCCGAAGATGAGTAGGGTTACCGTTGCCGTGGACGTTGCGGGCGCCCTTACAACGCTCATGGTCTCCCGGTAGGCGGACCCGACACCGGTCCGTGAGTGGAAGGTTAGTTCCAGCGACGCCCCCAGCTTGTCAGGGTCGAGCTGCATGCGGTCCCCTATCTCCATTACGGGCGGGTTGGCGGTCCCGTTTGCCGACGCTAAGTCGAATATGAACGCGTCACGCCCCAGGGGGTCCGGCAGGCCGTTGGCCGGGAACATTGCAATGGGCCTGCCCGCCGTCAGGAACAGCTTTGCCGGGAAGACGAAGTCTGCCGGTTGCGCAATCTGTGCGCCGAAGCGTGCCAGAGCCTGCCGGTTGGCCTCCTTCGATCCAATACCGGCGTAGTCCGTTCGGCTAATCCAGTTGACCGGGTCGTTTGAGAACGACACCTGCGCGCCAGTCCAGACCCAGCCCTTGCCAGTCTTGTCTCGACCGCCGATAAGCCAAGAGACCGGTTTAAAGCCGGGAAGAAAGAATCGGCCTCTTACGATAAAAGACGCAACTCTCGCGCTGCACCGCTTCTCGAAAAACATGGGAAACAGGTAGGCGTTGCCGTCTGATCCGTAAACGTAGAATGAGCCGCGTTCGTCCGTGGAGCTGCCCGTGTTGTAGAAGTCGTTGTCCGCCGAGACCTGCACGTAGATCCTGGCAAAGAAGTACGCGATCGGGTTAATATCGGGGTCGCAGGAGGCGCCGATAAATGCGCTGACGTCTCCCGCCGCAGGGCTGGCGCCCTTCCAACCCTGCGTCAGAGCCAGGCCCGTCAGAAAAGCGTCCGTGGTGGGCACGAACGACAGGGTACCGAAGCGGGTGGGCGCGGCCGAGAACAGGGCGTTGACCGCTAGCTGGTTTGCCCCGATCTTACCGGGGATAGTCAGGTCCGCAACCGGGTGCTCGCTCTGGACCTGACCGCCGATGTTGCGGGCAAAGACCGGGGTCATGTAGCCGTCGTTGGGTAGGTTACCGCCGACGGCCTGCTTGACGTAGGGCTGAACGCCCCGCTTAACGGCCAGCCAGTCGAGGTACAGGCGGTTGGCCTGCGTGCCGGTCACGTCGATGAGAAACTCGGTGAACATATCCCCGTTGGCAGGGAGCACGCCCACGAAGCCCATGTCGCGGCGAAACGCGTAGAAGGACGGCACCAGCAGGGCAGCGTTTCCCGTAGCGTCCGGAAAACGCTGCAGGGCCATGGGCGTGGGAAACCAGAACGCGGTTTCCTCAGAGTCCGTAAGCTCGTAGCACTCGTACAGCGACCAGTAGCCGCCGGACCACGCGCGGAACACCGGGAAGAAGTTGCCCTTAAGCGCGTCGTTTACCGAGCCCTGGCTGGTGACCACCTGCAGGGCATTGGTCTGGTTGTTTGCCAGGATGCCCAGGTCCACGTACACCGTGACTACGTCGGTCTCCGCACTGGGGAGGGGAACCCTAACGTAGCCGGGGACCTCGTTGGACGCCGGCGTCAGGGTTACGGACAGGAAGCCCTGCGGTAGGTCCGCTCGGTTTAAGTAGAACTGCGCCGGCAGGTAGCAGGCGCCGCCGCCACCCGCGGCCCCGTCACGGTCGTACAAAGTAGGCCCGCGGAACCCGAACTGCGCGGGGGCGCTGGCGTTGTCGCCCAGGATGCGAGCAGCAATCTCGTTGCGCAGGCCGCTGGGATCAACGCCCGTGGCGTCCGCAAATGCGTCCACGGCGTCCAGCAGGTACCGCTGCAGGGCGATAATCTGAAACTTGTCCGGCTTCTTCTCGCCAGACAGCGCGTTTGCCGGGTCGTTGAAAGCACCCCACACGTCTTCCGGGGCATAGGGGGCTGGCGCCATCTTGCAAATCTCACCCTGTCGCCGGGCAAGCTATAGGTTAATGAACACCAGTAGTCAACCAAGCCGACCGCAGCCCTATACTGCCTCCGTAAACTCGACTGCTGGGTTGCTCAGGCTTCTCTGCTTGATGATAAGCTGCCCGGTCTGGTCCGTAGCAGGGCGCATGCGGCAGCAGGGCTCATCAAACTCTAGCCTGGTGCCCGCGGGGTAGTCCGCCCGCAGCCACGGCAGCACCGAGACCTGCCAGTTTCCCGCACCGTCGCGCCCGATTACTTGATCGATCTCGTGCAGCCGGTAGTCAGGGGTGGAGAACCGCATTCCCGGCGACAGGGTTAGTGGGGCGCTCAGCGCGATGGTCAGGGTGGTGGCGTTTAGCCGGCCTGAGCCCACCAGGGTTGCCACCGACAGGGTCGACTTGTAGCCCGTACCGTCGCTGAACGTGGTCCCGTCGCTGTGCGGGATGCCTCGCTTTTTGAGAACGAGCCCCGCTTGCTGGCCCGGCCCCCTGGTGTCCGTCTCGGGAACGAGGACGCTGCCCGCGCGCCCCCTGCGCACGATTGACCTGTACACCAGGGCAGCCACGCTCTCCCTGCCGCTGAACACGTTGAAGGTAACGCTGGCCGTCCAGCGCGCCGCAGGCGACAGGACCACCTGCTCCTGCCCGGACAGGGTAACGCCGCCGCCCCTGGACACGTTGGCAAGCTGCCAGCCAATGCTGGCGATACCCAGGGACCTTGGGATAAACACGTCCGGCATCAGGCCACCGTTACTGTCTGAGGGTCAGTCGTGCTACTGGCGTCGCCGAAGCCCGACCCGTTGATTGCCCTGGCCCAGTAGGTATACGAGCCTGGGGACAGCCCCGCGTCCGCCCAGTCGAAAGCCTGCGACGGTGAGCCGTTGAAGGTCTTAACCACGACCGCCTTGGTAAAGTCCGGCGACGTTGCCCGGTACAGCTTTGCGGACGAGAAGTTGGGAGTGTTGGGGGCGGTAAAGGCGCCCATGACCTGCCCCACGCCCCCGTTAACCGCGAACCCCGTGGGTGGCCCAGTGCTGGTCGTGTCCGCAATCGCAGTAATCGGGTTCGGTACGGCGTCCACGTAGTCCGAGACCAGAACCTGGCCGTAGGTGCTTACAGCGGCCTCTACGTCGTACTGCGCCCCGTCCTGCAGCACCCCGGACGTGAGAGAAAAGCTGTCGTCCCCGTCCTGCACCATGTCCAGGTAGGCGTCTGATCCCGCGACCCGGTACCGGCCCAGCAGGCTCAGGTCCTGCCTACCGTCCGGCGCCCTGGCGGTCAGGCGCAGGAAGGTGGCGTTGGTGCTCCCGGACACGGTCTTGCGCTCGATCGTAACAGATGGATTTTGTGGCGGGCTCGGTGCCACTGGTGTGTCGTGGGCGGTGGGCAGCGCCGGGGCCTGGCCCTCCTCTGTGGCTGCGTTGAAGCTGTAGCACGCGGGGTCCAGGCTGGCGAGCTCGAGAGTCATGGTACCCGCCGCCACGTTGACCACGCAGCGACGGACCAGGAACAGCAGGTTGGCGAACGCGGGATAGATGCCGGAGCTGTAGGTAACGGCCTCCTCGAACGCCGCGGGGGCGGCCTGTAGCGTGGTGACCAGCGTTAGCTTGTACTCCGGGTTGCCCTTGGCCATGGCAATCTTGGCCAGTCTGCGAACTTGGTTAAAGTTCTGCACCCAGGGTCTGGAGAAATCCTCCTCTAGTATCTCCCCCAGCTTGGCCTGGGACGATAGGTCGTCCCACGGCTGCCCCTCGATCTGCTGGTAGTCGTGGTCCGGGGAGACGTAGTTGCACTTGAGGCGGTTGAAGGCCACCAGCATGGGGCCGCCCGCCTCCACGGCCACGGACGTAACCATGGCGTCCGTTATGGTAAAGCCTGAGACCGGCGCCTTGCCACCTCGGACCCCGATTGTCCCGTCGTCCTCGAGCGTAAGCTCCCCGTCGCAGGTGGCCAGCATGGCGGAAAGCGTGTCTGCCAAGTCCTCGTTTAGGTTGTGGGTGCCGCCCAGGAAGTACCGCGGCTGCACCACGCCAGCCTTGCTGGTTACGTTCTGGTTGCACAGGTCGTTGAACGCTTGCCACTTGGGCAGGTTCATCATGTCAACGGGGATGCGCAGGCCCCACTTGGCGTTGGTTATGATGTCGAAGATGCAGACTGCGCTGCGGTCTGACCAGAAGAACGCGTTGGGGTCGTAGGGGCTGCGGCAGATGGTGGCCTGCGCGACCACGCGCAGGTTTGACCACGTCTGCTTGGGGTAGTAGTTCTTAAACTTCTTCTCCGACGGCAGCGCGTTGGTAACCGCGCTGTAGGCGCAGCCGTCTAGCCGGTGGTCAGCGTCCCAGCCGCCCGTACCCTGAAGCAAGGCGGACGCCGTCTGCGGAACTGCTCCCAGGTGGCTCTCGATGGCAACGTACTTGCGCCACGGTACGTCCGTAACGACGCCGCCCAGGCTACCTGAGACTAGACTCCTGCACTGAATCTCGTCCAGCCACCACTCCTTGAAGGACTGCCAGGGCCCCTCCCCGTGGTAGAGTCCGTACTTAAAGGCTCCCACGGACCTGTACTGGACAAAGGCCCCGCCCACCTTTACGGTGCCGTAGCTCAGCGTCCGAGTCGGCAGGGGCTGCCGCGACTGGAACTGCTGCGCCGCCACCTTGTTCGGGTCGCCGGAGAGGGCGGTGGAGATTACGTTGAGCGCCACGCCGCCGGTGAGCAGGGCCAGCGCTCCGACCCCGGTCGTAACCACGGCTGCGGACACGCCAATGGTAGCGCCGACGGACGCCGCCGTGGCCGAGCTGATGATAGCCGCGCCGATAACCTCAGCCAAGTCTAAGACTCCAGGCTACAACCGTCGGAAAATCCTCCAACAGTATCCCGCGGGTGGCCTTCACGGCCCAGCTACGGCCCACCCTTATTCCTGCAACGTACGTGCCCGTCAAGTCCCGCACAACCCCGACGTCCCCGGCGACAGGGTGGCGGCTGGTGTTGAAGCCCGCCACGGCCATGTGCACCCGCCACATGAGCTCCATACCGCCCCAGACCCGCAACAGCCGGGCTGCGCCCCTGGCGTCCGCGTACCGGCCACGCAGGTCCGCGGCTGGGTCCACCCCGGTCGCGCACTGCACCCAGGAGGCCGCCATCATGCAGCAGTCGAAGTCCGGCCGCGAGAACGGCAGCCTGGCGTACCGGTCTAGAAAAGCCGGCAGGTCAGCCATTGTATCCTGGCCATATCTCGTCTGCGTGCACCAAGCGCGGTATCTCGGAGCACCCCCTGTCGCCGGGGTACAGGGTCTGCTGGGTTGCGTCCGACAGGTAGGCCAGGGCGGGGCGCCTGCGCCTGTGCAGGCAGGTGAGCGTGGCTATGCTGATCGTTGCCTTGTCTGCCGTAACGGTCGATGTGGCTCGGTCCATCAGCCCGACCATTATGGCCTTGGGGTCGTCCAGCGGTGCCCAGGTGTCGTTGAAGTAATGCTCGAAGATGGTGAACCACCTGCCCTTTATCTCAGACGACGACGCCAGGGCTCGCGCTGCCATAGCGGGGTCTACTCCCGATAGCGAGAAGGTGGGGGTCTGCCCTGACACGATGTCTCGATCGAAGTCCGTAATGGACGCGAGCTCGCCCAAACCCTTCCAAACCTGCCCCTTGTTGTCTCGAAACAGGCCGACACCGGTCCACACGTACTCCGTGCCACTCGTAAAATCCAGCCTTACGAGGTGGGACAGGTACAGGGTGCTCTGGGCCTGTATAGCCCGGATTAGCTGGCTGTAGGCCATCAGCCGTAACCTCTCCTGTCAAGAACCTGGCGAGAAAACTGCGTGCGCCGAAGCTCTGCGTTGCTTTGGTCCACCGCCTGCTGTGCGATGGCACGAAACTGGTCCTCCCCCATCTGGGAGCCCTTGGCGTCGATGTTGAACTGCGGCGCGTAGGTGCTGCCGCCACCGCCCGGCGCGTTGCCGTTGGCGGGACCGCTCATGGCCACGGGTATGCGCCGCCCGTCGGGCAGGGGCACGTATGCCTCGGGCACGCCGGCCTCCCCGTACAGGGCGAGCTGAGGGCTGTTGGCCACGCCACCGCTGGCGTACTTGCGAAGCTGCACCGGGCCCTGGTTGGTCATTACGCCGCCGTTGGCGAAGCCGAACAGGCCACCGATTGCGCCCAGCAGGCTACCGCCGCCCGATGACAGGGTGGGCCCCTGCGCGCCCGGCAGCGGGGCGTTGGCCGCGTTGCTGCCCCCGCCGAACAGGCCACCGAGCAGGCTGCCGAACCCGCCACCGGCCCCGCCCACGCCGCCCTTGCCGAACGCGCTGCTGAACAGGCTGTCCATGGCGTTGCTGATGAGCTTGTCCCCCAGCTTGGACAGGGCGCTGCTGAACGCGCTGGCCGCGCTGGTGCCCTTGGACAGGGCCTGCACGAAGCCCGTGCCGGTGTCCTGCAGGGTGCTCTTTACGTCCTGCATCTGTAGCTGGTCGCGCTTCTGCCCGATGTAGTTCTGCGCCTCCGACGTGCTGGTGTCCCCGTACAGGCTGCGGGCGCTGCTGTACGCTTGCTGGTCGTAGCGGTCCCTGCCCATCTGCTGGTCGTCGAATCGCAGGTCCGCGGCGGCCTTCAGGTTGGTCAGGCTGCGGCTGGCGTTGGCCGTAGCTTCGGCCGTCTGCA